GCAGCTACTGAGTTCACATACAACCAAGCTACCGTAAGTGGTACAGCTACATTCGTTGGTGACGAACACGCCGCATTGGCTGTGTTGATCAACCGTGTTGCTAACTTGATCGCTCAACGCACTCGTCGTGGCGCAGGTAACTATGCTGTTGTTAGCAGTGCTGCACTCACAGTGTTGCAAAGTGCTACAACTAGTGCGTTTGCTAGAACCACAGAAGGCACATTCGAAGCACCTACAAACACCAAGTTTGTTGGTACCCTGAACGGCGCAATGCGTGTGTTTGTTGACAGTTATGCAAGTGACACAACTCCTGTGTTGGTTGGTTACAAAGGAAGTTCGGAAGCTGACGCTCCTGCGTTCTACTGCCCATACATTCCGTTGATGAGCTCTGGTGTTGTTCTTGATCCAACAACATTTGAACCAGTCGTGAGCTTCATGACTCGTTATGGTTACATCGAGCTCACCAATACTGCAAGCAGTTTTGGTAACGCTGGCGATTATGTTGGTGAAATCGCAGTTTCGAACCTCTCGTTCAGCTGATCCACAATCCATTTATTTGGAAAACAAAAACGCCCTTCGGGGCGTTTTTTATTGACTATAAATTTACGAGAAAGTTAAATTTGTTATAAATAAACATATGAACAAATACACTACTTGGTATACTGCTATTACAGATCGTGCCCGAACACGCAAACTTGAAGGCTATACCGAACGACATCATGTTATACCTAAAAGTCTAAATGGTACAGATGATAACACTAATCTCGTTGATCTAACTGCTCGTGAACACTTTATATGTCATTGGCTTCTCACTAAAATGTACACAGGTGAAGCAAAGTCTAAAATGATCTACGCTCTCAATGGAATGAAACGCAACGGTAAATTTACTCAACGATATGAAACATTGGTTACAAGCAGAGTATATGAAAATCTAAAGAAAGAATTCTCTATTGTGCATAGTGCTACCATGAAGGGCAGAGACCCATGGAATAGAGGAATTCCAATTACTGAGGAACAAAGAGAAAAAAATAGAATAGCGGCAACTGGTAAAAAAAGAAGTGCAGAGGCTATTGCTAAAGCAGTTGCTAAACAACTTGGTCAAAAACGTAGTGAAGAAACAAAGTTAAAAATGTCATTGGCATCAAAAGGAAAATCCAAAGGACCAATGAGTAATGAGAACAAACTTAAAATATCACAAGGTACCAGAGGTAAATCTAAACCTGAAGGTATGGGAGCAAGATTATCAGCAACAGTAGCAGCACAATTGGCAGCAGGAACTCATTATACTCAACAGCCTAAATTAACTTGTCCACATTGCGGTGTCCAAGCAGGTAAAGCAAGATACAACGGGTATCACGGCGCCAAATGCCGATCTCTAATAAATACAGCGTAACAACCCCGGGATGGGAAGTTCATGAAAGCGCCGCAGGGCGCTTTTTCTTTGTCCATATAAGTATAGCATGACGGATAGATTTCCACTAATTATTAACGCCACCAGCAATCAAATTGAAGAAATTCCATCAGGAGACAATCTTAATTTAAGCAGTAGCAATATTGTTAATGCAGGAAATATTACCGCAGTTAACACAACATCAACATCGACCATGCGTTTGACTGGACTGCCAGCTGATCCAATTGGCGTTGCTGGACTGGTGTATTACAACACTATCACAGGTAAATTCCGCGGCTATAATGGAATATCCAATGCCTGGGAAAATTTTAATTAAATGCTGACTCAGTGTCTAAACTTTAAACCAGCCTAGATACTGTGTGATCTTGCGTGTGACACTGGCCCAGTCACCGCGAACAGGCTGTCGAAACAGTCGAGCAGTTGAATACCACGGACTTGAATCACGATTCAGCAACCAACGCCAGTCACAGCTATACTGATTCAACATGACCCAGACTGGTCTACCCAGGCTACCTGCCAGGTGTGTTATGGCTGTGTCCACACTGATCACCACATCTGCGCACATGATCAAGGCTGCTGTGTCAGCAAAGCTAGTGATGCTGCCAGGATAACGTGTGACTCCGGCATCGGCTAGAGCACGTTCTTCGTCATCAGTCACATCAATCTGCAGATTGATCCATTCGTACTCGGGTGCGCTGCGAATCATGTCAAGCACAGTTTCAAACGGCACACCCTTGTGTTGATTCAACCAGGCGTCTCTACGACCACTCCATGAAATCCCCACTCTCATTCTGCGCTTGGGCCCCAGACGTTCAAGCCAGGCAGCATGCAATGCAGGATCAGCACTCATGTAACTTTGTATTCGGGGCAGGTTCTCCACAGTGATGCCCAGCAAGCCTGGAATACTCATGATGGGAACCCAGTAGTCAAAATGACCCGGGTCCTGAGCATAACCCGTGACCTGTTGAATAATGTTGCTGGAACTCAGCAGCGGAATTAGTCCATCTGTGACCTGTAGTTTGACTTGTGCGCCCTGTTCATGCAGGTTGTACACAAATCGCACAAACTGTATGCAATCACCGTGTCCTTGTTCGCCGACCACAAGAATGGTCTTGCCCCGTAGATCTTCACCACGCCATCTAGGCTGTGAGTATTTGGGTTCAGTGCCGGCCAAGTGTTCGTAGTCCCAGCGACTTTCATAAGCAGGCCATCCCTGAGCATAATTGCCCTGCAACAGATAACACACAGCCAGATTAAATCTAGCAGTGATGTTGGCAGGATCCAGAGTGGCAGCATGTTGCAAAAAAGGCACAGCACGATCGGGGTGGCCCATTTCACGTTGTACATTGCCATAGTTGTTGAAGGCCGCAGCACATTCAGGATCTTGCACAAAGGCCTGAGCATAGCACTGCAAGGCCTGTTCTGGAGCATGATCGGCACGATGCTGATTGCCAGCTTCAATTAGTTCGGAAGAGTTCATGGGATTATTTAAGCAGGGTCTTGTGTTATTTTATATTTTCGCTAAATACTTGTCAACACAATCAGGTGTTTTATGCGGAGATTAATACCCACCGCGTAGCGACTAGAACTCGCATCGGACTTCTTTAAGGAGAAAAAAACATGGGTCGTCCTCTAAAAATACAAAAAATTTCAACTGGTTCCGGCAACGGCGGAGCATCCGTCGGCGTAGATCTTGGCTTTCCCAACTTTGGATCGCTGACAGCACCAGTATTCAACTCACCAACACAAACTCTGGACAACGCACAGTATCTGGGTGTGGTTGGCGGTGCAGGACCAACTGATACTCCATCAGCAACCAATCCACGGGTGGATGTTACAGTTTACATCACAGGTGCCGCAGCAGCAGCTCAAGGCTATATCATCCGTCAAAAAGGTGCTCACAAGTATCTGGTTGGTGATGTTACCACAGTCAACGACGAAGACATGGCGGTTGGAAGTGCTTACATGATCGTCGCAGTTGGTACAACTGACTGGGTATCCTGTGGCGCCCCTACCAACTACGGTGTAGGCACAATCTTTACTTGTACCAATAGCATTGGTGCTGGTACAGGCACAGCCAATCTAGTGGGTGTTTGTGTGCTGGAAGATTCAGCAACACCCAGCGCAGCAGGCCTAATGAGCATTACCTACACACTGGGTGACTCAACTGCTACCACAATCAGCAAGCTGTCCAACAAGTGGTTGTTGAACTGGGCAGGCGGCTCAACCTATGCTGCTACAAGTGTGGTAAACGATGTGCGCTACGCAACCAACTTCTTTACTGACGAAGGTACTGTGATCAAATCTGGTACAGCTCAAACCACAGTGGAATTGGCTATTGTTGACAACGTCACCAGTTAATTTATAACTACCCCCGATCCTCTCAGCTACATACTGGGAGGATTTTTTATGGCCGCAGGATTTGTATTGGGTAACGGCGTTAGCCGACGTCAAGTTGATTTAGATCTGTTGAAATCACAAGGTACTGTGTACGGCTGCAATGCCTTGTACAGAGAATTTGAGCCAGATGTGCTGATCAGCACAGACACGCCCATCAGCATGCACATACAGCAGTCAGGCTACAGCGCCACTCATACACATTATACTCGCAAGCCCTTGCCCGACACCGGCGCACAGCGAGTACCACAACAGTATTTTGGATTCAGTTCAGGACCCATAGCAGTGGGTATTGCCGCCCTGGCACGTCATGAAACGGTATATCTAATAGGATTTGACATGGGTCCTATCCGCAACGGACACTTCAACAACTGCTATGCTGACACAGAATTCTACAAAAAAAGCTCGGCCAACCCCACATTTACCGGAAACTGGGTGCGACAACTCAAGACCATTGCCAAAGAGCACCAGAACACTAGATTTGTTCGGGTTCAGGGAGACACCACAGCACAAATACCTGAACTACAGGGTATCCCAAACATGAGTCATATGCTGATCGAAGACTTCTTGAACCGCATAAATAACACAAAGGAATTCTAAATGTCTATCTATCAGCGTTATGCCAGCAATGTTATCATTGAATCCATTGGAGCAGCCAACACCGTAACATTTCAAAATACCGGCGGCGTTGCCAATGTGATTGTGACTGGTGACCTAACTGTTACCGGTAACGCATCGCTGGCAGGTAACATTTCGGGTGACAAGTTGTTCAACGGCACAACTTCAATTGAAATTCAAACTTCCAGCGGAAATGCCAACATCACTGTGAGTGGCACCAGCAATGTGTTTGTGGCCAACAGTGCAGGAACAGTTACCACAGGTATTTCTAGTGTAACAGGCAACATCACAGGTGGCAACATACGCACAGCAGGACAAGTTACTGCCACTGGCAACATCAGCGGCGGCAACTTGACCATAGCAACTGGCAACATTGTGCTGACACAAACATCCGGAGCTGCCACAGCTCAGATGATTCAGTTCACAGACGCCAACACAGCAGTTACCACCCTGGGTGCAAATATTGGCACAATTGACTGGGTCACAGCAGATGCCACCGGACTTGGACCAAGAACCACCGCGTCAATTCGAGCAGTGTACGGGGACAATGCTGGCAATGCCAACGTGCTGATTCAAACCAACAGCACCAACAGAATTGTGGTTGTTGGCGGCTCAGGCAATGTGGGCGTGGCAAATTCTGCTCCTTTACATACACTGGCTGTGACAGGCACAGGCTACGTCAGCAGCACACTTGATGTGATTGGCAATGTGTCAGGTGGCAATATCAGCACAGCAGGTCTAGTTACAGCAACAGGCAATGTAGTTGGAGGTAATCTAAACACCGGCGGTGTTGTGATAGCCACAGGCAACATCACAGGCGGAAACATTATTACTGTGGGTGCAATCAGTGCAGGCGCAGCTGGCATCCTGGCCACAGGCAACATCACTGGTGGCAATATCAACAGTGATGCCAAGGTAAGTGCCACGGGCAATATATACTCAGGTGGCGGCCTAGAAACTCAAGGCAACATCAGTGCAACAGGCACAATCCTGGCTGCAACAGTTC